CAAGCAGAAGACACAATGACTATACTATCTAAGTATATTGATAATTTATCACTTCAAGTTGAACCAGAAAAACTAAAGACCGTTATGCGGGAACTATATGTTGAAGCTTTGAATGTTGAAAGAACTGAATGATTATATTTCGTTATGTACGTTGGAAGAATCTTCTTTCAACCGGAAACTATTTTACTGAAATAAATTTACATAATAACTCTAACACTCTTGTTGTTGGAGAAAACGGTTCGGGTAAGAGTACGATGCTTGATGCATTGTGTTTTGCTTTGTTTGGTAAAGCCTTTCGCAGTATCAATAAGCCGCAACTACTTAATTCAATCAATCAAAAAGATTGTGTTGTTGAAGTTGAATTTGATTCAAACAACAAATCATACAAAGTTATTCGTGGTATCAAACCAAATGTCTTTGAGATTTATTGTGATGGCGAACTTGTCAATCAAGACGCAGCTATAAGAGACTATCAAGAATACCTTGAGAAGTTTGTTCTTAAACTAAATTACAAATCGTTTACTCAAATTGTTATTTTAGGTTCTGCATCATTCACACCATTCATGCAGTTATCTTCCTCTGATAGAAGAGCTATCATTGAAGACTTACTTGATATTCAAATCTTCTCTACAATGAATTCTATTGTTAGAGAAAAGATGGGTATCAATAAAGAAACTATTACTGTAACAAAGTATGATATGGATTTGACACAACAGAAATATGATTTAGAGAAAAAACATATTGATGAAGTAAAACAAAATAATGATGAGAAGGTAAAATCATATGAGAGTGAGATACTTAATAGCAACCAAACCATACAAGCCTTACATGACGAGATTGCTAACGTCACAAGACAAGTTGAGGTCTACTCTACCGATGTGGCACTACAGGTTGAAACTGAGGGTAAGGTTAAGAAACTTGGGAAACTTGAATCGCAGATTGAAAGCAATCTCTCCAAGTTTCAGAAAGACATTAGTTTCTTTCAACACAATGATGATTGTCCAACGTGTAGGCAGTCCATTGCCACCGAGTTTAAAGAAGGACAGATACAGTCCTTGCAAACAAAAACAACCCAATGCGAGCTTGGACTAAAAGACCTTGAGACTAAGTTATTAGAAGAGCAGGCTAAACTGAATAAAATTGCTGAAACACAAAGATCAATTCAAAAATTACAAATTGAAATTGCAACTAAGAGTACAACAATCAATGAAGTCAATAAGTATATTTCTAAAATACAGAAAGAAGTTGCGGCATTGAAAGAGACAAAAGGTTCAACACAGCAACAAGAGATACAGCTGCAAGAACTCGCAAGTCTGTTGAAACAACTAGAATCAGACTTAAAAGTATTAATAGAAGAAAAGACATATTACGAAACAGCCTCTGGTTTATTAAAAGACACAGGTATTAAAACGAAAATCATTCGTCAGTATTTACCAGTAATCAATAAACTAGTAAACAAATATTTATCATCGTTAGATTTCTTTGTTAACTTTAATCTTGATGAATCATTTAAAGAAACTATCAAGTCTCGCCATCGTGATGATTTCTCTTATCATAACTTTTCTGAAGGTGAGAAACAACGTATTGATATGGCATTGATGTTGACATGGCGTGCTGTTGCGAAACTAAAGAACTCTGCAAATACTAATCTGTTAATACTTGATGAGACATTTGATTCAAGCCTAGATACTAATGGCACAGAAGAACTGATGAAGATACTTCACATGCTTGATGGTGTTAATTTGTTTGTTATATCACACAAAGGTGATATTCTACAAGATAAGTTTTTGAATGTGATTAAGTTTGGTAAAGAAAAGAATTTTTCGAGGATATTAAAATGAGTAACGAAATACTAACAATCGATACTGGTGCTGGATTATTAGAAGAAAAGATAACTCCGTTTCCAATTTATGCAGATACGCATCCATTACTATTAGAAGTAATGCCAGAATACAAAGGTGAAATACCATCTTTTGATTTACATCAACTGATTAAGAAATTAAAAGCTACACGAAAAGCTTATGGTGGTATTGGTCTTTCTGCTAATCAATGTGGTGTTAAAGCCAGAGTGTTTGTTTTAGGATATGAAGACTCGTTTGATATGGTGTGTATCAATCCAAAAGTATTAGAGATATCAGAAGATATTATAAATGACAATGAAGGCTGTCTTTCATTTCCTGGATTGTATTTGAAGATAAAAAGGTCAAGTAAAATTAAAGTTGAATACACTACAGAAGATGGAAAAGTTACACAAGTTGAATTGACTGGCTTAACTGCTAGATGTTACTTACATGAATTAGACCATATGAATGGCGTTAAATTCACAGACTATGTTGGTCCTCTTGCTTTAAAAATAGCAAAAGAAAAACAACAAAAGAGAATCAAGAAACATACGAGAATGGCCAAGAAATGAATTTAGCAACCATTGCCGATTTAGATAGTATTAAAACTATATTTGCCCCTTATGCAAAGGCATACTTTCCTCATATCAGACAAGATTATATTTGCCGCAAAATTGAAGCAAACAATGTTATAATAGAAGATGGTGTCGTAATCATATTCGGTGTTTATAAAAAGAAACAAAAGATTGGCAATATGCAAGCTGTGAGAGGTGATGCTCACATTGGACAGATTGTTACCTTGTCTCAAGGTGCTGGTAATGCTTCTAAAGTACTTAATAAGTTTTTCAAAGAAGTAAATACGAATGTGTGGTTGACTGTAAGAACATCTAACGATAGAGCCAGAGCATTCTATGTAAAGAATGGAATGAAAGAAGTTGGTTCGATTGCGTGGGCATCAGGTACAATACCTGGTACTATTTACAAATATGAGATATAATGAATTATTTTTATGAAAAGAATACAGAACTCTTAGAGTCTACTGTTAACAAAAAATTTGAAGAACTTCTTTGGATGACCAAAGATGAATTTCGTCAATGGGTAATTGACATGAGAGCTGAAGTTGTTCGTTTGTGGGATGAAAAAGGTCAACCACCAAGAGTTGGTTACAATGAATTGGAAATCATTAACCAGTTTAACGAGATGACTGCTTTTCCTGTTCGCAAGTTTCTTGTTGAAGATGAATTGACTGGTGAGAAAGATGTGATTCGTAATACATCAGTTGTTGGCAATGCAGTCAACCAATGGTTCCCAACCATGATGAAGACACGCATCAACTATACCAAAGATGTAAACAAAGGTAAATCAATCTATGATTACTTTGCTAAAGAAGAATTGTTAGATACGTTTGTGACATATGCATCACGGCATTTCAAAAGAGATTCATTCTATCATCACTCTACGCCCATTAAAGCTAGTCAGTTGATTGATGAGATTGGTAGTTACAGATACATTGCCAAATCAGCAGAAGACTTTATTGCTTGGTTTGAAACTAATGCTCGTGCGTATGATACACATGACTATTGGTTAGAACCTACTAATGCAGATAATGAATATACTGGTTACAATGAAGACTTGAAGAATCAAACATACTTGCAAATTAGTAAAGATGATTTGTTGAAGTTAAATGTTCCTGCTAATTCTATTACAAACATCGAACACAAAGATGCACAGCTGTTTCGTATTCGTTTGTTTAAAAAGAATCAGAAAGTATTTCCTGTTGGCCTAAAAGCGTTCCGTGTTTCATTCTGTCAATATGCAGTTAACTTTCCTCCATTGACTGCAAAGTTTTTGTATGAGAAATATACAGAACATTTTAAAACACAAGAACAAATTAATCTATACGACCCATCTTCTGGCTGGGGTGGTAGATTACTTGGTGCTCTTTCTATTGATGATGGTAGAAATATTCATTACATCGGTACCGATCCAAATAAAGATCACAGTACAGAAAATGGTAGAACAAAGTACCATGAGTTTGCTGATTTCTTCAATACGAAAACATATCGGGCAACTGGTTTGTTTCCAAAAACACACACATATGAAATCTATCAATCTGGTTCAGAAGAAATTCATAACATAGAATCATTTCAGAAGTATAAAGGTAAGTTAGATTTAGTATTTACTTCACCACCATACTTTGCAAAAGAAGCTTACTCTGAAGATGCCGAACAATCATATAAGAAGTTTTCTCAGTATGATTCTTGGAAAGAAGGATTTCTACGCAAGACATTAGAAACAGCTGTTGAATGGTTAAGAGATGATAGATACTTGTTATGGAATATTGCAGATGCTGTATTCGGTGGTGAGATGTTGCCTCTTGAACAAGACTCAATGGACATTCTAACTTCTCTCGGTATGGAATACAAAGGCAAAATCAAAATGTCTTTGGCACAAATGCCAGGTGGTAATCGTGTAGATACAGAAACAGGTTTACCAAAGGCAAAAAACTTTTGTAAAGTAAATGGTATGTGGCTCAAGTATGAACCAGTATTCATTTTCTATAAACCCAAAAAGTAATACTTTAGTACTACTGTTGCCTAAAAACAACAGACGCTTGACATCCTGTCGAAGCTGATATATAATAGACCTATAAATTGATTAGGACTATCTATGACAGCTTTTACAGTCGAACAAAAATCTCAACTTGCTAAGTTAATGGCAACTGAGAATCTTTCCATTCAACATCAAAAAATTCAAACTGCCAAGTTTGATCCAGTAAATCGTATCTTATATCTTCCTATTTGGAAAGATATGTCAGGCGCTATGTATGATTTGCTCGGTGGGCATGAAGTTGGACATGCTCTTTATACCCCAGCAGATGGTTGGCATGATGCCGCTGTTGATACAACTAAACATAAAAATTATAAATCTTTCCTTAATGTTGTAGAAGATGCTCGTATTGAGAAAAAAGTAATTCGTAAATATCCTGGCCTTAAATCATCATTTCGAAAAGCATATGCTGAATTGCATATGCGTGACTTCTTTGGCCTTGGTGATCGTGATGTTAATACAATGTCGTTTATTGAACGATTAAACATATTCACCAAAAGTCAATACACACAAGCAATTGACTTCAATAATTTTGAAATGCAATTGATTGGTAAAATTCAAATGCTAGAAACATGGGAAGATACCATGCGTGTAACTGATGAAGTTTACGAATATTCTAAAGGTGAACAGCTCGAAAAACAACAAGAATTAGGTAACGATTTTAATTTTGAAGAAGATGCAGATGGTGATTATGAAGAATCAGATGATTATGATTCCAATTCTGAAGATTCAGATTATGAATCGGATGATGAATCAAAAGATTCTTCCGAAACTACTGATACCGATGAAGAATCTGAAGATGATACCGAAGACGGTGAAGGCGTTGATGAAATAAACCGCAACAAACAATCACAAGAATCCGAATCATCATATGAAGACTTTGATCCTGTTTGTGAAACAGATAATAATTTCCGCAACAATGAATCTATCCTTTTAGACAATAAATGTAAATCATATGTTTATATTGAAATGCCTAAAGTGAATATGCACAATTGCATTACTCCTGCCAAACGTGTACAAGAATTAATTTCTGAACACTACATGGATGATATCAACAATGGACGTTTGACATACGCTACAATCAACGAATATGTAAAAGATTTCCGTAATAAGAATGAACGATACATTGGATTACTTGCCAAAGAATTCGAAATGCGTAAGGCTGCCAAAGCGTTTAGTAAATCTAAATTGTCTGATACAGGTGATATCGATGTAAACAAACTTTCATTGTATCAATTTGATGACAACATTTTCCGTAAAGTGATGATGGTGCCAAAAGGCAAATCACATGGGTTGATTTTGTTGCTTGATTGTTCTGGTTCTATGTCTGATAATATGTCTGGTTCTATTGAACAGATTTTAATTCTTTCTTTGTTCTGCCGTAAAGTAAATATTCC